GGACATGCTGAGCGAACGCCGTTGGCTCAAGATCCACGACTTTCTGACGTTTCGTCCGAGCGCGGTTCTTGAGAACAAGAGATTCCTGTTCGAGTGCAAGGACTCGAAGTCCGAGACAGGCCACAGCCTGCTCGTTCGCGTGGACGCGACTCACGCCGGCATCGTAACGGGCAATCGCAAGTTCTATCGTCCCGATTGCATGCAGGACGCGGTTCAGACCTGGGTTCCCAAAGGGGTGGCACCGCTTCCCGTTCTTCGCGGGCACGACAAAGAAGGCGACGTGCTGGGCCGGATTCGTGAGGCCAAGTACATCGACGACTCCTGGAAGTACGCCAGGGACTTTCCGGTTCTGAAGGATTCAGTCTTCTATAACCGGGATTCAAAGACCGGCGGCAAGTTCAACGTGTTCAAGACGGTGGACTGGATTCAGGACAACCTGGCCCGCGTGAAGGGCTACCAGGGCATCGGTCATATCGAACTGGGTTTGACTCTGACCAACCCTGAAGCGATTCAGAAGATACTCCGTGACGAGTATCTGTGCGTTTCAGCCGGTGCGATTACTGACTCGGCCACCTGCTCCATCTGCCACACCGACTGGGCATCGGAGGACAAGTGCGAACACCGCCCCGGTGAGATCGTCGATGGGCGCATGGCCTTCCTGATCTCGGGAAGGTTCAAGTACAAGGAACTCAGCTTCGTCAACTTTGGAGCCGACCCGTTTGCTCAGGTGAAGTCCTACGAATTGAAGGATTCCCTCGAGAAGATGTTCTTCCTTGGTCTGCCTCTCGATGACCAGCAATTTGCTATCGACAGGGGCCTCAAACTGACCGACAGCCTGTACGAGTCGGACATCGTGATTGAATACGAGGAACCAAAGATGACGATTGACGTGGCCGCTGTTGGGAAGACTCTCAAGAGCCTTGATCTGACGGCAGAAACAGCATTCGATCTTCAGGATCAGCTCACGGCCTGGACACCGGAATCGGACGACGACAAGACCTCCCGGCGCAGCCTGCAGTCGACTCTCACCGCCAAGATCCGCAAGAACGGTTGGAAGCGGAAAGAAACTGCCGATTTGGCCGCGATCGAGGATGCCAGCATGAGCGCCGATCTCGCTGCGGTTCCCGCAGTAGCGGATGGCGTGAACGATGCAGCTGCCATTACGACAGCGGTTGCTGAGGCAACCGAGTGCGTGGACGGGGTCTGCGATTGGACAGGGTTCACCCTGACCGACGAGGACCAGGTGTTCTTCGCCGACGAGCAGAAAGTCTACGACGAGCTTTGCACCGAGATGGATGCCGGAGGCACCGGCGGCGAACTCAAGGACGAACAGATCAAGGACGCCAAGCTGGATACGGAAGCCCGCAAGAAATTGGGTGGCAAGTCCTTCTGTGGCCCGAACCGCACCTTCCCCGTGGAGGACTGCGCGCATCACACCGCAGCCCTCCGGCTGCTGGGCCGGGCCAAGATCAGCGACGGCGCCAAGGAGAAGATCCGGGCCTGTGTTGAGAGAAAGGGCAAGACGTTGAAGTGTTCCGTAGCCTCCAAGACCGAAGACAAGATCAATACCACGGCCACCGGGGGCACCGAGATCAGTGACGAACTGAAGGCCCTGGCTGTTCACGTCAAACTGATCGATTCGGTGGATGGATACGATGCCGTCTCAGCCGAAGAAGCCTTGAAGGACGAAAAGCGGGCTCAGATCAAGGAAATACTCGGCCATTACCATGCCCTGGATGTTCATCACAAAGGTTGTGAGCCTGATCTGCAGTACAAGATTGAGGATCTTCACAATGCTCTGGCCGAACGGTGGGGCAAAGACCGCTGGGTCGCATGGGCCAAGAAGTCGCTGGCCGAGCATATCAAGGATTCCCTGTTCGTTTCCAAGGACGAGCTGGCCGAGAAGGACGAGGCCGTCCTCGGCCTGACCGACGAGCTGGCCGCGATCAGGACATCGGTCGCCACGAAGGATCGTGTGCTCGCCGCCGTTCTCATGGACTCGAAGACCAGTCTGGCAACAACCCTGGTCATGCACAACTGCCTGCGGAAGAAGGATGGCTACACCGGCCTCAATCCCACGCAGATCCAGGACAAGATTGCCGAGTTCGCCAAACGCCATATCCAGAGTCTGAAAGACGCTGTGACCGATCTTTTCGCCGAGCTGCAATGGAACACCGCGGCCGAACCGGGGAAAGCTGGCACCGACCAGGGAACCACGGTAAACGACAACGCTCACGTAGATGAGGTGGATGGTACGGACCGCGAGCCGGCCCTGATCCCTGCGCTCACGGTGCAAGACACCCAAAAGCTTCAGCGCATGCTCACCTACATTCACGACGCAACGGACCGCGAGCGGTATATCGCCGATGTTCGTTACGGCCGTGTGCAGCTCAGCTAAGCAACCAAGACTTAGGTTGCAGGAGAAACTATCATGCCAGTCGATCTCAATAACCAGTACACCGGCAAACTGTTCGGGCAGGACCGTATCGGTCAGACGACCCCGGACCTGGAACTCTCTGAGCCCCTGAAGCCCTGGCTGCCTGTTCCGTATCCGGCGCCCTATCTGCCGGGTCTGCGTCAGGATCAAGGCCATCCGAAGTTGGCGTCTGTCGTGCTCAGCTCGCAGCATCTGATTGGGCAAGACAAGAGCGGCGCGCTCGTTCCTTCCGGCCTGCAATGCGGAAAGACTCCCGCCGGTTCCAACGTGTGGTGCATCATTCAGTGGGGAGCGGGATCGATCGATCAGTTCACCATTGATCCTCGCACCGGCAACGCCGTGACTCCTGGCGACCATTGCGTTCTGGCAGCTCCTGCCGATGCCGCGCCTGGCAACGTCACCCTGACCAATGGCACCGTGATTGCGGTCAACTGGACCGACATCAACTGGGCCTGGAACTGCACCCTGTTCCCGAGCGTGACGACCGGCACGACAGTGTCCGGCTCGGCCACCAATGTCCCCCTGGTTCCGGTGCTCACTCCCTCCGCTGCTGCGACTGCGTCGACCCTGGTTTACACGATCGCTGCGGCCGGTGACACCTTTGCAGGTCAGCTGGCATTCCAAGTCGGCGTGGCCGGCACACAGGTGACGGTTGAGTTCAACGGAACGCTGGCAGCGGCTGCAACAGCTGTCGCGGCCGCGGTTACCGCTCAGGCACCTGCTGCTGCTGTGACTGCTGCGAATGCGGCCCTCACCGCGGCGAACACCGCCCTGGCCACGGCCAACACCGCCGTGACGACTGCCAACACCGCCCTCACCGCCGCGAATGTGGTTGTGACCACGGCCGGCATCACAGTGACGGCGACGGATCTTGCCAACCAGTCTGCGGCTCTGGCGGCCTACAACACCGCTCTGGCCAACCTGGCGACTGCCCAGACCACCCAAGTTGCGGCACAGAACGCTTACACCGCTGTGTTCAACCTGAACGCTGTGACCGTTGCGGCCACCACGACCACACTGACCCTCACGGGCGTGGTAGACGGCGCGCTCCTTGCCGGCACCAACTCCTTCGTCTTCACCAGCGACATCGACGACGTGGGCCATGTGGGCACGGCAGTCCCCTACTCGTACGGCACAGCCCGTCCGATCGGCGTTTGCACTCGGAACGTCTTCCAGTACATCGGCGGCGTGAAGATCATCGATATTTCGCTCGCAGGTGGCATCTTGTACCGTCTCGAAGGCCTGAATCCCATCGGCTTCCAGGTCATGAACTACATGCACGAGATGGGCACGGCCATCCAGACCCAGTATGTGCTGAAGGTGCCGTGGATCGGCGCTACGCCGAACACGCTGCAGCAAGACGCAACGACCGACGGCATTCAGGGCTACGTGCAGGGCTATGGACGCACCTTCGCCCACTTCACAGGCCTTCCCACCACCGGCGCAGGCGTAACCTTCTCGCAGTTCCAGAACGACCAGGGCAACTACACGGTGTTCAACCCGGCAGTCAACTCTCCGGTTGATTTGGTCGGTCGCATCATCGGCGTCGTGAACATGATCAACAAGATCGGGTTCTCGAACCGCATCAAGACCCTGTGGGATCCGTCTCGCATGGTTGGCCCGATGACCGATCCGAATCCGGCGGCCATCATGATGGGCGGCTCGGCCACTGCCGGCCTGCCATACGACCTGAACCTGACGACTGACGGCATCTACAAGGCCTCTCAGCTGCAGAAGACTCGGGCCCGGCCCGAGTACGGCACCTACGTCTTGGTCCGCGTGCTCCTGTAATTCAGGCGCACACACCCTACTAACAGTTGGTTGGATAATCCATGCCGCAGATCGTGATCACCCAGGGGCAAGCGTATGTCAAGGGCGACGGTCTGCGGTGCATGGCCAAACGCTCCGATGGCACAGGCCGAGTCTGCGACAAGCTTGTGGTCAAGAAGAACCCAGCAGGTGAGATCGCCGGAGCATTCCAATGCCCCGATCGCCGGTGTCGCCAGCATATCCAAGTCGAGACCAGACGATAACTGCGGTCTCTGACGCACGCCTTTACAATCCGCCGGCCCACGTTGGACCAAACCGCCCTGAGGAGGGTATTTTCCACATGTCAAAGACCAAGGTCACTCCCGAACAATTCAAGGCAGAACTTGAACTGCAGGATCGGTTTGCGACAATCTTCCGCACGAACGGGTGGGACCCCGTCGCCGACAAGGTTGTCGACATCAACGATGCCCTGGACATCCAGAACGCTGCCTTCATGATTCCGAAGGCGATGACGACCATCGTGCAGGAAGGCATCGAGCCGATGTTGATCGGCACCCACCTGCTTCAGAAGATCCAATACAAGCCCGGCATGATGACCGTATTCCCGGCCGTCGAGCCTCTGCGTGCAGAGGAAACCGGTGACGGCATGGATCTGCCGATCTACAACATCAACATTGGTGGTGCGCAGTCCTTCGGCGTGACCGTCAAGCGTCACGGCCTTCGCCTGAAGATCGCCAAGCGGTTCGTCGAGGAATCGGCCTATCCCTGGATCAACTTCTGGCTGCGTCTGGCCGGCAATGCTCTCGCGCGTCACAAGGAAGAGTACATCTTCGACTTCATCACGAAGCTCGGCACGTTGGTCTTCGACAACGACCCGAATTCCCGTCTGTCCAGCTCCCCGCTGCAGCCGATCAAGGGCGTCACGACCGGCCGTAACTACAAGGGCGTGCTGAACGGCTCCATGACAGTGGACGACGTGTTCGACATGTACGCGGCTGTGCTGCTCAACGGCTTCGTGCCCGACACGCTCCTGGTCCACCCGATGGCGTGGCTGATGTGGGTCAAGGATCCTGTCCTCCGTGAGTTTGCCATCCAGGCAGGCGGCGGCAGCTTCTTCGCCAACTTCACCGGCAACCCCGCGGTGCTTGGCAACAAGTTCTACAACAACGGCGGACTCGGCATCGGCCAAGGCCAGACCGGGCAGTACACCAACGGTCAGCTCACCGGCGGAGAAGTGTCGCAGGCGACTTCTGGCAACTACCAGAACATGACGTCGGCCCCGATCCTGCCGAACTACCTCGGCATTCCTTTCCGGATCCTGGTCAGCCCGTTCGTGAACTTCGATCCCGAGCAGCGCACGACCGACATTATGATGTTCAACAGCCGCAACCTCGGCGCCTTGATTGTGGCTGAAGAGCCCCATGTCAAGAGCTGGGAAGACGGCCAGTACAACATCCAGAACATGTCGATCGAAGAGACCTACGGCTTCGGCATCCTCAACGAGGGTCAGGCCATCGCGGTCGCCCGCAACGTGAAGATCCGCCCGAACGAGTTCGTGATGCCCGCCCGCACCGTGTACAACCTGTCGGATTCGGACAGCACCTACACCGATCTGGGCACGGCGCCGATCTTCGATCCGGCCAACCCGCTCAACGTCAACGCCTAACCAACAGTCAGTTCTGTTCAACCAGATGGCGGCGGGAAACCGCCGCCATTCGTGTCAGGGAACCTTTGGTAGATCTCCATCTCTATAGACACTCAGAAATGGAGATCCTATGTCCAGTCTGATTGTGATGCCCGGCAGCGAAGAGTTCAAGAAAACGCTGGCCTCGATAGCAAAGGCGCCGAGCCGCCGGAAGCTTGTACAACCTGTCGACCTCGTAGGTCACACCTTGATGCTGAACACCGCCCTGGTCAAGACCTTCCAGTGTGGCGGCTTCGTCCTGGGCCCGAACAGGCCCATCGGCATTGTGGACGAACAGTCTCAGCAGATTCCGATCCGCAAGGCATTGGAAGAGAAGAAGCTGATCGACGTCACCGGCAAGGACATGGCCACCAAAGGGTTCAAGGGAACCGGCGGCCAGACCTCGGCAATCACCGAAGAAGACACCGGCAAGAAGGTATTCGTTGGCCGCGATCGCCGCGGCAACCTCTACATCGCAACTCCCAGATCCAAGACTGAAGCCAAGCGGTTCGAGCGCGAAATCCGGACGACTGGCACGCTCAAAAGCGTTGACTTCGAGACCGAGACCACAGGTCTCTGCGCCATTACCGAAGAGGTAATTGAGTCCAGCGAACAGCCTGTCAAGAAGCCCGCGAAGAAGGCCAAGAAGAATGTCCGCACCCGTCGTACTTCAGGCAACGCCGTCCGATCAAGAAACTGATGTGGTTCTTGGCCAGGCGATCATCGTCGCTTTCGACCAGGCGCTCGACACCTCGACGCTGAACGATAGCACGTTCTCGTTGACGTTCCCCGCTCCAACTCAAGTTCTCACATCGGGCCAGCTCGTTGCTGGCGAGGCCGCTCCTTCAACATTCAATGTTGAAGGGGTCTGGTCGTTCGCAGACGACACCACGGGCCGCACGATTGCGACCTTCACACCCACCAGACACTTCCAGGAGAACACACTCTACACGGCGATGCTGCTGGGCGCTGATGCGTCCCTTTCGACCGAAGACGTGATGAACCCCGCCGGCGAATCGATGAATGTTAGCTACCAGTGGACATTCACCACCGGCATTTTGAACCTGCTGACACCTCCACCTGTTTCTCCTCTTCTGGATGCATTTCCAGCCCTTCAGCTCGATCAGATCAAGGTCATTCCAAGACGGCGGATTGGCCAGGATTTGAGTCAGTCGTTCGACATTCTGTTTCCAGATGACATCGATCCGACCTCATTTTCGGTCGAGGACCTTTACATGAGCATCGAGCCTCTCCTCGGGGATCCTACTGTATCTGTGCCGCAAGCTCTGCAGTATGCAGCCGTCATCACCGGTAACAAAATCCAGATCACGGTCACAGGTTGGCCGTCAAGTTAGGAAATGACATGTCACAACTTACACCGCACTTCGCAGACACTGAACCCGGACTGACTGTCCTGGCAGGCGCTGACTCGCACGTCATCGAGAACGTCACCTTCCTCTGCGAGAAGGTTCTCGAACCCATTCACGACAAGTTCGGAGCTGTCCGCGTTCATGACAGCTACCGTGATCCTGGCCACAACGCCCAGGTCGGCGGCAAGACAGCTTCCTTCCACCTTTGCATCGGCGGCCACGCCGCCGTCGATGTCGATGCGCCCGCAGTCTCCATGCAAGTTCTGTTCGACTGGCTGCGTCTCGAAAGCAAGCTTCCCTTCGACAAGGTCATCTTCGAGAAGAACAAGGCTGAAGTTCCGGCCTGCGTTCACATTCAGATCGACCGCCTCAATCCACCCAGGCGCCAGGCATTCATCGGCCACACCGGCGCCGCAACCGTGTACACCCCAGTGGAAGTCAAGTAGGAGACCTTCATGGCATACAGGATCGATCTGACAACCCGGAACGCTTCCATTGTGATCGTTCTCGGTTTGGACGTTCTCTTCTTCGCCGCCGCGATCGGGGTTTCCGTTCAACCTGCATTTGCAGACTTGAGCACGAAGCTCTGGGGCCTGTTTGCAGGCACCAATGGCGCGCTGATGCTCGCTCTGAACGCGAGCGGTAACACCCCAACACCCCCATCACCAGCAGTGGCAGGCGCGTAATGAGACGCTTTCATCCTCGCTTTCAAGAACGAGCACTGAGATCCCGCCGGAGGTTCAAGCTTCCGGCGTGGATATTGCCTTTTGTGAAGGTTGCCGTCTTCGCAGTTCCGTTTGCGTTCTTTTGTGTTTGTCTCGGTTTGGCCGGCCTCGAAGCTCGCAAGGCAACCTTTGGCCTGGAAGCCACTGACGCGGCGGCCAAGAACTTCATCGTTGACACCCAACAGCAGGTACATGTTGTGGGCAACAACACTAACCACCTCATTGTTGAGGCAGGTCTCACCGCGAAGGAAGCGCGCCTGGCCGCTACTTCCCAACGCCAGTTCTGGGATAACGAAGTTCCTGTCCTGGCTGCCCGCGCGAACGGAACCTTTGACCGCACCGACGCGCTGCTTGCCTCCTTCCGCAAGACCTCAGACGGTCTTGACGCCGACCTGACCACCATTACGAACGACATTACTGACACGACGACCACGCTCAAACCAGCCTTGGTCGCCACCGCCGCCGCCGCCACCGCCGCATCGAACATGGCCCAGCAGGCCAGCAAGGATCTTGCCGATCCCAACATTCCGGCAACTCTGAAGAACATCAATGACGGTACTCATCAAATTGCTCTCACAGCTGGTTCCGTTGCTCATACTGCTGACAATCTGGATCACAAGGTCGACAAGATGCTTCACCCAGGATTCTGGGGAGCCGTCAAGGCCTACACCGTGTTCGGGGCCCAGCTCGCCACCGACGCAATCGAGATGCACTACTACCTGTCCTCAGTCGCCCCAGGTGCAACCGTCCAGACCGTCAAAGCAGCTGTCACGCACATCGCCAAACCCCTCACTCACCGGCCAGCAGCCAAGTAGCTTTGGTAGTTCGGACCAACGCGCCACACTCACGATAGGAGATACACCCGTTATGAGCATTTCATTCAAGTCCCTCGGACACGCCTTCGCCACCGCATTCAAATGGGTGGCCAACAATGCGCCCGCCGACATTGCCAAGATCGAAGCCACCAAGACCGTTGTGGATGAGGTTCTTCCCGAAGTCCCGACATACGGTGGGGTTGCAACCTCTCTGGCCGATCTCGGCTATGCCGCGTTGGGCGAAATTGCTTCGGTCATCACCACAGGCACTGCTGCCCAGAAGCAGTCGCTCTCGGACGCAGGTCTGGACAACAGTGTGATCACCGCCATTGAAGCAGCCGTGAAGGGCTTCGGATCGATCGGCGGCTTCATCGCATCCCTCGTGTCCAAGAAGTAACGACAGGCCTAACAGTTAGGTGGATCGCGTGTAGTGATCTTCAACAAGCAGGAGGGCGGCTAATCCCGCCCTCTTGTTTCATGTCCAGCCGGAGCCTTCATGATCTATCCAGGTGATACGCACCAAATCGTTTTCTCTCTTTCGCATGCCAATGGCACGACTCCTTCTGTGACCACGGCGCCCCTCGTCACGGTGATCAATCTGACGACGGGTGCGGCTGTTGTGACGGCCGCGGCGATGACTCTGGTTGCCGGAACTTGCCTGGTCTACTCCTATGCGTGGAATACGGCTGGCATGCTGAATGGTGACTACCTGGCAGTTGTTTCCTACGCCGCCGACGGCAACACCGTCAACGGGCAGTACCTCGATCAGATCCGGTTGGGCGACACCAACATCCCCGGGCCGGTAGCCCTCAACGCTACCGTGGCGCTCAATGCCACCGTCGCCAAGGACGCGACCGTGGCTCATCTCACGGATCTGGCGACGATCAACCCCAACACCTCGTCTGTCATTCTGGCCATCCAGGCCAAGACGGCCAACTTGCCGGCGATCCCCGCGGCCCAGTCCGACGTCACCGCGCTGGTTTCGTTTCTCACTGACATTCACGACACCGTTTTGGGCACCTGGATTGTCGACAAGACACAGAACCCGAAAGTCCTTTCATTTCTGCGTCTTAACGGAAGCACTCTTGCCACCTTCACGGTGACTGAGGACGACAATTCCGCGGCGCGCACGGTGAGCGCATAAAGAAGCCATCTTCCTATACTAGACACGACTGAGGGAGCGGTGTGCTCCCTCCATCCTCCCTCTAGGACGTCCACCCATGGCCCTTTCTCAAGCAGCTGAAACCGAGCTTTTGACCAAAGTTCGAGAGATTCACGCAGTCTTCATTGGTATCGAAGGTCAGCCCGGCAGGTTTCAGGACCTGACAGCAACAGTACATGCACAAGGCAAGCGGCTTCGCGTGACCGAACGGTTTCAGTGGGTCTTGACCGGAGGTGGAATCGTTCTGGGCTTCATCGCCTATCACTTCGAACACCTTCTGAATGCGGTGCTGGAGATCAAGAAACTGGTCCCTGCAGTTCCCGCAGGTCAGGTCACGACAGGGTTCCTGCGTATTCCGGAGTTCTGGAGACTGTAATGAGCAGTGTTGGCAGCCCGCTTTCCTATACCGTTCCTGTCAGCCAGGACTACGGCGCAAGCGGGGCGCTCAGACCCTCCTATCCCAACCTTCCAAGCTTCGTCCTCTACGCATTCCTCAGCTCAGACTGGTGTGTTGGCAACACCGACCCGGCCTATGCTCGAGGAGCCTACCAGTTGGATTCGACCGGAAACTGGCTTCTCAACCTGTTGCCGAATACCTACAATCTCGTGCTCATGAACGGGACCGGAACTGTGATTGTCTTCCAGTTCAACCTGGTGATCACGCTGCCTGCGAGCTCCTAATCATGCAGAATCTGATCTTCCACATCTCGTTGCCCAAGGGCATCAAGCTGATGAATGGCGCGACCTTGATGAAGGACGTGACCTTCGACTTCATCAGCCAGATCACTCCGTACTACTCGACCATCGATATGGTCCGCCTGGCCGCCGGCCCGACCCTCAAGAAGCTCTCCGACATCACCATCGCCTGTCAGATCTACCGGTCCAGCAATGAGGCGGATCTGATCACGGCTGCCCGTGTTCCTCTTTCAGGTCTGCAGCACACTCGCTTGATTGGCAGCAGGCTGCAATACGTGACAGCATTGGCTTCCCGCGATCTGATGTTGAACGTAGTCTCGCTGCTGGGCCCCGGCGCTCATGTGCTGGCAAACTTTTCCGTCGATCGCAAGGCGGACAATAAGCAGCGTCTGGCTGAGTTCGAGGAGTCTCTCAAACTCTACGAGGTGGTTCTCCGCAGCGGCGGCCGGGTGATGCCCGGCGGCCGGCCAGACTTCCACTTCGCAGCAAAAGGCGTTCTGGACTGGGCGGAGCGCACACCGGCGCGCACCTGGTTCGCCAACGGCATGGGAGCCAATGCCAGTTCGATGGACCCCGGATCTCCGACCGGCGGCCGCGGCAAGCCCATCAAGTTCTTCGCATCCCCGACGTGCTCCCCGCCAATGTCCTCCATGCGCATCGGCGTCTACCAGCCGGGCTTCCCCGTCTCCCAGTTCTATCCGTACGCGATGGGACAGTAAGAGGACTGGAGTTGAACTGTGGACTTCTACCGGGACATCTCGGCGACCATCGACCTGCGCGAGGAGCTGCACTCCGTCATTCATGGCAGTGAGGAGATTGTTGGACAAGGGCGTACCGTGATCCTGCGCCGGATGACCAACACAACCTGCCCCGGCTGCTGGGATCCAAAGACAGGCGGAAGCGTCCGGCCCAACTGTCGGTATTGCCAAGGCGAAGGCTGGCAGTTCTATGAGACCCAGGAGGTCATGGCGCTCTACCGCGGCGTGGCTCCTGTCTACAAGCCTGGAGTCTTGGCCACTGGTGAGTATCCCCAGAATGCCATGGGCTACACAGATCAGAACCGATGCACCGCCTATGTGGAGGTCTTTCGGGATGACGGCAGCCAAGTCTATCCCGACTACGAAAGGTACACCCTCCAGACTGCCAAGGCCTACGACAAACTCTACGAAACGAAGGTCGATCCGGAAGGCAACCCCATCACCGATTCCAGCGGGCGCTTCACCCGAACAGTCAAATGGAAGGTACTCTCGGTAGTGCCCACCTTCGGAGATAACGGACGGATCGAAATGTTCGAGCTCGGCCTCGAAAAAGAGAACGTGTAACCGAATTACCAGTCTGGTCGTGTCTTCCTATACTAGACAGGATTGCCGGGGCTTTCCCCACGAGGAGCGTGCATGTCTGCAATCACCAGGCCCTCCTCGATCATGCCTCCGCTGCGTTCGAGTAAGCCCGCGGCAGACATCAACGGCTTTTTCCAGATTGTCGGGCAGGCTCTCGCAGAGTTCATCAAGACGGAAGGTGCTCCCGAGGGAACAGTCCCTGTTTACGTCGAGACCTTCCCGAAGGAACGGCTTTCAGAGCCGGACACAGCATTCGACGTCATTCTCTTCCATGTAGTCAGCGGTGAGATGGCGCCTACCAGCAATGACGGCGCTACTGTTCCCCGTTCGCCGATGCTTCGGAACGTCGCAAGAATCCCGAGCCAGGCAGGGTACAACCTGGCGCAGTACGGCTGGTGGGAGAACTACACCGTCGAGTTTGAGGTTTGGTCGAAGAGCAACTCTGTGGCCAATTCCCTGGCCGTATGGTTTCATCGCTTTCTGATTCGGTATGCCTATTACTACAAGTTCTTCGAGGCATTCGGAGTCCAGCAATTCAAGTTCGCAGGGCGCCAGGAAG